AGTTTTGCAAAATGTGCCATAATGTTTCTCCTTATATATTAATTTTAATTATCATTCAACTATTGAAATTTATATCTAATAACAACAACTCCTGATCCACCGCCACCACCAATGGTTCCTGAACCAGCGGCTCCACCACCACCTCCACCACCGGTATTTGCTGTTCCAGCACTCCCATCTCCATTGGGGTGATCACCACCTCTACCTGCTCCACCAGAATTAGGATTATTTCCACTACCATTTCCACCACCGCCACCGCCACCACCGGAATATGAAACTGGACTAGCTGTAACACAAGAAGTAACTCCTGCACCACCTGCACCACCATTTGTATTAGAAGTTGCAGTTCCATTACCTCCTGCACCACCTCCACCGTGTCCACCTTGGTTTGGACCAGTGGGTCCACCTCCACCTGGATTTCCTTGTGGAGGAGATACGGGTGGTTGATTACCAGGTCCAGCACATCCAGTGGATGTTCCTCCAGCAGAACCTCCACCACCAGAACCACCACCATTACCATTTGATCGTGGGCCAGGACTATGACTTGAACCTCCAAATCCACCTCCTGCTGAAGTGATTGTTGAAAAACTTGTATTACTACCGTTAGCTGCAAGTTGTGGGTGAACTGCAGGAGCGTGACCTCCTACTCCTCCTGCGCCTACTGCTATTGGATAACCTTGAACTGAAACTGGTAAAGCACTAACACAACCTACTAAAGGAGAGGGACCTGCAGTATAACAACCTGAACTTGTTCCATCAGATGCTCTCCATCCTCCGGCACCTGCACCACCTCCACCTCTTTGATCTGGGGAGTTATAACCACCACCTGCACCTCCACCACCTCCTATAACTAAATAATCTACTGTGTTTGAACCAGAAGCGTTACCTGCGTTTGATACACAAAATGTACCTGGTCCTGTAAATCTATGAATTTTAAAATTTCCAGAAGTTGTTATTGTTCCTCCAGTAGCTGTTACAAATTCTGCTGTTGGTGCCTCTGATTGTAAACCTGAGTCTGTAACCAACCAACCTTGTGTTGAATCTATAAATACTAAAGTTACTGCAATACCTTCTGTTTCTAAAGTTGCATTAACTGTTGAACCACCAATTTTATCTGAACCATTTTGAACTAATGTAACTTTATTTGTATCAAATGTTTTCGCATAATCTTTAAATCCAACTACTGCCCCTGCTGTTCCTGCTGGAAGATTAACTGATATTGCACCACTTGTGGTGTTTACAAAATATCCTTCACCAGCCACCGCTGTAAAACCAGATGTCTTAACTGTTGTGTTCCAAGATACGGCACCTGTTGCACCAAAACCTGATGCAGTACCACTGTTAGTTATAGATGCACCAGCAGGAATGGTAATAGTGTCACCACTATCTCCTAACTGGACTGTACCACAATTTGTTCTTGGACTTATTTTATTTACTTTTACTTCACTCATAATTTACCTATTGAAATTTGTACCTTATTATTACTATGCCTGAACCACCTGCACCAGCAGCACCTGGACCTGATCCACCACCGCCACCTCCAGTGTTGACTGTTCCATCTTTTCCTGATGAGTGTGGTGGAGATCCACCACTTGCATCTTTTCCACCGTTTCCACCACCGCCTAGTCCACCTGTGCCTTCGTCAAAACTTGGACCAGTTTGAGCGCCACCACCGCCACCTCCTCCTCTTGCTACCGGAGATCCTGTAATTGAAATAGCTAAACCATCACCACCATCACCACCTCCTGATGGACTTCCAGGACCAGTACTTCCACCACCACCAACAGCAGTAAAACCTCCACCACCACCAGCACCGTGTGCTCCTGATTGAGGAGCTCCTTTACCTCCATTATTTCCTTGAGGAGGACTAACTGGAGGTGTATTACCTGATCCAACTATAGTGTCGGGAGCAGTTCCGCCTGGACCATAAGTTGATCCACCACCTGATCCTCCAGGTTGACCATTTCTAACAGGTTGAGAAGCTTCTGATCCTCCACCACCACCGCCACCTCCGGCTGATGTAATTGTTGAAAAAGTTGAAGCACTACCAGTATCTCCTTTATCTGTGGCTCCTCCACCAGTTCCTCCACCACCTCCAACAGTTATTGGATAAGATGTAGAGGCCGTAATTGTAAGTCCTGCTGGAGCTTTTAAGGGTGAAGGTGAAGTATATGAAGTTGCAGAAAATCTATAACCTCCTGCTCCTCCACCACCACCGGTAGAAGTTCCTTTTCCTCCTGCTCCACCACCACCTACTACTAAATAATCTGCAACGTTAGGATTTCCTGAAGGTCCTGGAGCTATTGTTGTTACTGCAAAAGTTCCGGGTCCTGTAAATGTATGAACTTTAAAATCTCCATCTTCTGTAATTGTACCACCTGTTGCTTGAATAAAAGGTGGTATACCTGTCTCTGTATCTTCCGCATTTTGAACATTTATCCAACCCTCTGTTCCATCTACATAAACTAAAGTTAATGCCTGACCATTAACACTTAATTTAACCTCACCTCCCGCTATACCACCAATTTTTTCTGTACCATTTGGAAAAATTGTTAAATTATTACTATTAAAAGTTCTTGTATAATCTGCAAAAGCAACTATTGCTCCAGCAGAACCTGCCGGTAAGTTTGCAGTCACAGCTCCACCAGAAGTATTTACAAAATAACCTTCACCACTTGCTGCTGTAAATGTTGATGTCTTAATACTTCCTGTCTGCCAATCTACAGACCCTGATCTTCCAAATCCTGATTGAGATGCACCACTAGCAAGTGAAACTGTATCACCAGAAGCACCAATAGTTATTGTTGTGCCTGATTGACTTATAATATTTCCAGCATCGGATGCTTGATACGCATTTGATTTTACAATGTTTCCTGCAACCGCAACTGTATCACCAGCTGCACCAACTGTAATTACATCACCACTTTCGTTGATAATGTTATTATCGTTTTGGTCTGCTATGTTATCTACTTTTATTTTACTTGTCATAATTATTGAAATTTATACCTTATTATTACTATACCTGAACCACCTGCGCCACCTTTAGAAAGAGGACCAGCACCGCCGTTTCCACCGCCACCGCCTCCACCACCGCCAGTATTGACTGTTCCGGCTTCTGCTGTACTTGGTTGGGATTTTGTTCCGTCTCCACCACCACCAGTTCCACCTGTTCCAATAACTCCGGCAGGGGTTGTGGCTGCACCACCTCCTCCACCTGCTCTTGCAACAGGTGATCCACTTATTGAAGTTGTTGCGCCAGCTCCACCTGGCCCACCTGTGCCTCCAGGATTGGGAGAAGTAGATCCACCAGTACCAGCAGCTGTAGCTCCACCGCCACCACCACCTCCTTCATTTGTTGTTCCTGTTCTCCCTGCACCAGCTCCACCATTAGTTCCTTGAGCTGGGGATACAGGAGGAGTGTTTCCAGTGCCACCTGCTTTAGGACTACCACCACCATCACCGTGACCACCACCTCCGGATCCACCAGGACCACCATCCATTGTAGGTGAATTTTGACCACCACCACGGCCACCACCAGCAGATGTTATTGAAGAAAATATTGAATTAGATCCATTAGATGCTGCAACAGTGGGTTCAGTTTGACCATTTCCACCACCTCCAACCGTAATTGGAAAAGAGGCTACTGTAGCAGTTATTCTATTTGGTGCACTTGGATAACCATCTAAAGGACTCGCAGTATAAGGCGAGACAGGAGTTTTAACTTCTCTAAAACCACCTGCTCCTCCACCACCACCTTCTTCAGCACCACCTCCACCACCTCCTGCTACTACTATATATGAAAGGGCATTGTGAGCTGAACATGCAGCTAATCCAGAAACTGCAAAAGTTCCTGGGCCTGTAAATGTGTGTATTTTACAATTACCAGAAGTTGTTATTGTACCACCTGTAGCTGTAATAAACTCGTTTCCAACATCTGCAAAAACATTATCTTGTATTGATCTCCAACCAACTGTTGAATCAACATAAACTAAAGTTAAACCTTCTCCTTCAGTGTTTAAAATTATATTTCCATCACCACCATTAATTTTTTCAGAACCGTTTGGTTCAACTGTTAAAGCATTTGAATCAAATGTATTATTATAATCTTGCACTGACACTATTGCTCCAGCACTTCCAGCAGGTAAATTAACTGTAAAAGCCCCACCTGTAGTATTACAAAAATACCCTTCACCACTTGCTGCAGTAAATGTAGCTGTCTTAATAGACCCTGTCTGCCAGTCTACTGTACCCGTTCTCCCAAAACCTGATTGACTAGCACCGCTTCCTAAAGTTACCGTATCACCAGAAGCACCTAGTGTTAAAGTAGTTCCGCATTGTGGTTCGACTGTATTTACTTCTATCTTACTCATTAAATTACTACTACCGTTCCTGTTATAGTTTGTGTTCCAGTTATTGTAACTGGTCCTGCTAAAACTCCAGATGCAATTGTTTGATCTTGTGAAAGCGTTGTGG